CACCGAGTTTCCCCCAGCTCTCGGCAGCCTCCTTTGCTGCCTTCTTGGTGATATCCGCGTGCTCCTCGACCTGCTTATCGAGCTCGTCGATATCGTCCTCGACGCCCTCGATCTCGTCGCCGGCAACACGCCCGTACTCGGTGGTCGCCCGACCAAGATCATCGAATCCGCCCTGGACGTTGACAGACCCCGACTCAATGCCATTGAGTTGCGAGTCGATACCCCGGAGTCTGTTCGAGACGTCATCGGCGAGACCGAGCTCAATCATCAGAGAGCGTAATGCTGTCATATCACCGCCGCCTCCGCGGCAAGTTCTTGTTCCTTTGCTCTTGCAGGAGATCCAGGGCGGCGTTTGCCTCCTCGATCTCCTCGTCACTCATCCGGGATGTGTCGGCGTAGGTGATCCCGGTGTCGGAGAGGACCAGACGCCAGAACCACCAATTCTGCCGCGCTAACTGTCGGTATTCGGTTCTACTCAGCGATACCTGCGCCGAGTTGAAACTCTACCGCGGCGTTCGCGACCTCCTGGCACACGTCCCAGTCCTCGAAGTCGTCGAGCGAGATCCGGGGGTTCACGACCAGGTGCTCGAAGATCTCCGAAAGGAACTTCTCCTCGATGATGTTCCCGAACCGGTTCTTGCACCGGTCCCGGAGCCGCGCCCATTCGCGGGGCGGGATCTTCTTCAGGGTGTACTCGACACCCCGAATCTCGACCTTCTTCTCCGCCATCAGCGCACCTCGTAGTCAGCGATGCGGATCGTGAACTCAATGTCCGGCAGATTATCGCCAGACCCCCCGGTGAGGTCAGGGGTTTTCTCCACCCAGGCTTCGGACCCGCCGGCGGTGAACTCGCTGGTGTTCCGGTCCACGAGGTGCGCCGGGTCGACGTCGTCGCTGTTCGCCTTCTGGATCAGGTACGCAAAGTCCGGGCTGGTCCGCTTGAGGGTGACAGTGATGTGGCCGAGCGGGTTCCGGTTCCGGGACCGCGACACCTCTCCCTGTGCGCCGACGTGCGTCTCCCACCGGTTCGCGTCCTTCCCGGCGGTGATTGGGGTTCCGTCGGCAAGACCCGTAATGGTCCGGCCGGCGAATACGAGCATATAGTCTTCGGGGTCGTAGTTTCTGACAGTCATCTCTTCTCACCTCACACACTGATCACGCCGCGCACGGTCACCGAGTGGATGGCGCCGGCGAGCGTGAACTCGAACTCGACGTCCGGCAGGATCCTGGCGGCGATGCTGTTCGCTGCGATCTCGCTCCGCTTCGGTGCGGTCACGGACCACATGCCGTTCCCATCCGCGTCGCGGGCGATGATGCCCTGCGCCGTCGCCTGTTGCATGACGCCCTGGACCTGGGAGATGACCATCGCGATCCCCCGGTCGTCGTACGGGACCTTCGGCGACGACGCAAGCAGCCGGAACACGCCTTCAGCAATCCGGGCCTTGACCCAGTCCTGCGACCTGATCACGTCGATGTACTCACCCGAGAGGACAGTTCCTTCAGTCGTGTGGAGGACCCCGCCCTGGGAGATGACCACGTTGCCGTGCTTCTCCTTGATCGCAGCAATCTCCGTAGGGGTGTAGCCGGAGACCGAAATCCCGGACAGCGTCTTGAACTTCCAGGTGATCGAGCCGGGGAGCTCCGGAGCGCATCGGCCGACCCAGGCTTCTGCCGGGTACTGGGTCGGGGAGGTCTTGTGGCAGAGGACGACCGCCCGGTCGAGGGCAAGCGTCGCGTCGTCGAGCGTCCCGAACGCCGTGTTCGACATGCTGCCGAAGTAGAGCCTGCCGTTCGCTGCCGCAAAGGCTGCAAGCGCGTCTACGTTCGCTGCCGTCTGGCTCTCCGAGAGGAGGAAGTACCAGTCGTTGTGCCCGGCCGCCATGAGCGCCGTCAGCCCGGCGACGAGCGTCTCCGGCGAGGTCATGTTGAGCCAGACGACCGCGATCTTCTCCGGGGCCGGGGTCTGCGCGAAGATCTTCTGCGCGATCTTGTAGACCTCGGTCCCAGCCGTGCCCGGATCTTCCCCGTCCGCCGGGACCAGGGCCGCAACATCTGCGAGGGTGTTGCAGACACAGTACCCGAGGGTGTCGTAGGTCGTCGTGCCTTTCGCTCCCACGATGAGCGGGAGCCCGAACCCAGCCTGCGTGACCGGGGTCGTTTCGCGGGTGATTACCACCTGCACGTCTTCGATTGTCATGATTCACTCCTGGTGGAGTCGAAATCCACCGTTTCGATGGTCTCAATGTCGATACTGATCTGGCTGCAGACCCGGAGCGCCACGTCGAACCCGGCCCGGTACTCGGCTTCGGTCTCATCGAGGATCAGAGACCGGTCCTGTACCGGCTCCAGTCGAGCGACGACGATGCCCCGGTCCTTCAGCCCGTCACGGCCATCCAGCGCGAACCATCGCCGCGCCTGCAGGACCGCGTCATAGCACGCCTGCTGGGTGTCAGCAACGGCCGTGAAACTCCAGACGATCGTCGGATACTCGGTGCGCTGTTTTCGGCTCCAGTTCTCCGGAGCGCCGGGCTCTTCCCCATCTCCCGCCGGTGGGACCATCACAACATCCGAGTACTCGATGACCGGCGGTGCGGCCTGCGGGATGTAGGGCGAGGTGATGGTGTAGGCGAGGAAGGGTTTCGCCGGCCGGGGGCTGTCGTCGTTCGGGACGACCGGCCTCGTCAGGTACTGATAGAGCCGCCCGACCAGCCAGTTGCGGAGCCCGATCACATCGTACATCAGGACCCTCCCTCCCCGATACGCCGGGCAAAGTAGGTTCTAAAGCCCCCGTTCGGGCACCGGATGTAGACCTTGACGTCTTGCCGCGTGTAGGTCCCGCCGACGTCATACTTGAGGTCGCTCTTGGAGAGCGGGAGGATGATTGCCTCGATCTCCGACTCCGTCGGCTCACCGGGGACCCAGATGCCGCCCTGCTCCATGTCGCGATACCCTTCGCCCGGGACGCGGAACGTGTAGGTCCCGCCCCACATCGCGAAGACGGAATCCCAGACGAAGTGGCCGTCGTGCGGGAGGACCTCCTTGATCTCGTAGTTGTGCCCCTGCCAGGTCACCGTCGCGCCGATCATTTCGCCCCCACGACCCGCCAGGTTATCGCGTCTTTTAACTGACCGGTGTCGATCAGCGGGTTGCTGCTGCCCTTGCGAGCAATGGTGCTCGGAGCGTTCGGCGGGGTTTTCAGGTCAACCATGTACGCCTGAACATGCGTCACGACGTAGCCGCCGATCGTCTCCAGAGCCGCACGGCCACTGATCTTGCCCTCAACTACCTGACCGATCAGGCGCTCCATCGTGGCCTGGAGCACGTCGACGTTCTCGTCGAACCAGGCTCGGAGGTACGATCGCTCGGGGATGATGATCCACTTCTCCGGGTTCTCGTCATCGAGGTCCTCGAACCGCGCCTGTCGTTTCGGGATCTTGGCCCCGAACTCGTTCGCAGCAGCGATCACGAGCATCGGGACGGCTCCGTCCCGGGAGGCGTCGGCAAAGATCCCGATCTCGACCTGGTGCGATGCCAGATACTGGAGTTCGCGCACCAGGTCCGGGATCCGGTTGAACTTGTCTCCCGTGGTCACCGGAAGACTCTCCGGTGCTTCTGGATGATCCGCCGCATCGAGGCTGGCATCCCGTCGGTCTTGAACGAGACCGACATATCCGAGACAGACTGGCTCGCGATGTTTGGATCCTGCCCGTGGTGCTGCATCAGGTACGGGAGGAGGATGTGCTCGATGTCCGGCGGGAGACCGTCGGCGAACGAGCTGTTACACTCGTTCTCAATCAATGCGATGTACGCCAACCGCACCGGGTCATCGTCAGCCATCCTCTACCTCCGCTTCTTCCGCTTGTTCTTCCTGAGCCGCCTATCCTTCGGCGGTCCGGGCTTCACACGCCCCTTTGTCATCGAATCACGCCTCCGGGATCGCGATGACGAACACGGTGAGTTCCCCGGCCGCTGCGGCGCCACCGGACGTGATTGCGATCTGGAGCGCCTTGTTCGCTGCCAGGGTACCGGCGCCGACCAGGACGTCGCCCGCCGTGCCGGCGGTGACATCGAGGAGTACAGTTGCGTCTTCGTCCTCGATCGAGAACTCCGCGCTGTCGGCGATCGTCTCGCCGACCAGGGCGACGACCAGGCAGGCCCTTGCTGCAGCCCCGGCGGCGAGCAGTGCGATCGGGGACCCTTCGGTGTCGTGAGCGACGGCCTTCACGGCCCCGAGTCCGGCGCCGATGAGCGACGTGAGAGATGCAGTATCCGCGAGTTTATCGGCGGTCACTGCGGCGTTTGCAATCTTGGCGGTTGTTACGGCGTTGCCGGCGAGTTTCTCGCTGTTCACCGCTCCCGCGGCGATCTTGTTGGTGGTCACCGCACCGTCGGCGACCGCGGCTGCCGGCTTCGAGTTCACGCCGTCATGGTCGTGCCCCGAGTCCGGCGAGAACAGCTGCTCAAAAAACTCCCGCTGCGAGCGCGGGAAAGGAACTTTGTCTAACAGGCCCATACGGGTTTACCTCCTTGAGTATGGGCGGGGATATCCCCCGCCTGTTGTGGTCGTCTGTCTATGCTACGAGCGTGTCGGTGATGGTGTCTTCAGCGACGTCTGCGCCGAGGATCTCATCCTGGTCGGTGCCCGCGAGCACGTCTCCTACGATGATCGCGACTGTATCCGCAGCGGCCCACTGGTCGCCGGCGGTGCCGTCGGTACCGTAGATGACGCCGATTGACCCCCGGCCGTTGACGAGCGAGATCTCGGTGTCGGCGCTCGGTGCGGCAATGGTGCCGTCCTCGAACGTCGCAACGCCGTGGGTTGAGGCCACCGTTGCGACAAGGTTGAGGGCAAGGTTGCCGTCGAACCCGTCGAGGACGTGGCCGGCCCCGTCGACCAGGGCCACTTCCAGCGTCCACCGGAACTCCCCGGCTGCCGCAATGGCCTCGTTGATCGCCTCGGCGCTGTGCCCTGGGGCCGCAGTCTGGATCTCGGCAGCGAGGTCGTCCAGGATCGCTGCCCGTGCCAGGTTCAGCACGGAATACAACTTGTTCGGGACGTAGGTGTGCTGTTTGAAGGTGTCGAAGGTTGCGCTACGTTCTGCCATGCTCTGTCACCTCACCCGATCGTGTGCGTGTACTTGACGATCCGCACGTTCTTCGGGTCATAGACCCGCAGCCAGTTGGCCGGGGCCGCGAGTTCTGCATTGGTCGGGCTCGAGCCTGCGACATTGGCGTCGGTCCACCGGACCCCCCGCGGGTGCAGGAGGAAGTGCCGCCGGTTGACGAGGATGTCGTCGCCGGAGAGGGCGTCGCGAGTAGTCTCGGTCGGGACCGGGGCTCCGCCTTCGCCGAGGCCGATCGCACCCTGCCCGAAGATGTAGGTCGTATAGACCCCGTTCGCGACCGGGCACCCATCGTCGACGATAACGCGCTTCCCGAGATAGGTCGGGACCTCGGCGCTCGCGGTACTGTCCTTGACGAAGTCGATCAAGTTCTGCCGGGCGAGGTCGGCCTCCACGGCCGAGTGCATCATGAATCCGGTCAGCTTGCTCTTCGCGTCGCCGAGGCACTGGATTGCAAGGATCGCGTTGTCGGCACTGATCCGGACGTTCGTGTCGTAGACGTTCGCGGCCATGCTCGGCGCAGCAAACACGCCCGTGAGGATGGAGAGGAGCGTCGCCTGCATCCGGCGAGCCCAGTACCCGGCGACAAGCTGGCCGATCTTGCCCATGGGGTCATCGCCGCTGAGGGCCTTGGCGAGGTCGTTCACTGACCAGGCTTTCCCGCGCATCAGGAGCGCGGCGATGTCCTGACCAGAGGAGATCCGCTCGACGTCGAGCGCGGCAATGTCTGAGATGACCTCGTCGGCGCCGTCCAGGTCGTTCCAGAATGGCATGTTGATGAGCCGTCCCCCTGACGCTGCGAGGCTGTTCAGTTCGTCACTGGTCGCTACGATCCCGCTCTGGTAGAGCGCGGAGAGTTCTGCGGTCTGCTGGACCACATACGGGTTGAAAACTTCCGGGACAATGATGTCCGCAATTCTCGTCTTCGGCATAGATTCCTCCTTACTTCACCCCGGCCTCTGTCTTGAGTCTGGCAGCGGAGTCGGGGTCCTTGCGAAGGATCTCCCCCTGCTTTGTCAGGTTGAAGGTCTCCTTCTTCCATGGGTTCTCCTGCGCCTGCGGGGGCTTCCCGGTACCTTCCGGCGTCCTCCCCTTCAGATCAACCCCGAACAGGAAGGGGTCGCTCTTCTTGAGCGCGGCGACCTGCTCCTCGAACCCGAGCAGGTTCTCCCCGTCGAGTGAGATCTTCGACGCATCCAGCAGCGCCACGACTGCCTTGACATTCCTGGCGTCGGCTTTGGCGACCGCCCGCTCGACCGCGAATGCGAACCGCTGATCCTTGAGCTGCTTCTCGTGCTCCTCGGTGGCCTGCTTGTTCTTGGCCTGGAGGTCGGCGATCTGCGCTTTCAGGACCTCGTTGTCCTTTGCCCCGGTTTTCAGGTCCGCGAGTTGAGTGTCCCGCTCGTCGACCTGCTCTTTGTAGCGATTCCGCTCGGCGATCACCTCGTCGAGACGGCGTTTCGGGACCATCGGGTCGTTGGAGTCCACGACCGTGACCTCCGTGTCCCCGAGCTTTTCCTTGACCTGCTTGTAGAGGTCATCTCCCAGAATGTCTTTCAGGGTTTTGGGCATCTGCTGGCTCCTTTTCGCTGTTTCGCTTTTTATCGTGGTCGCGCCCACGAAAACAGGCCCGATCGCGCCCCGGGCATGGCGATACAGTAGTATAGGAGCCTTAATTTAAAAATAGGGGAGAAATTGACGGTTTTGACAGTATTGACAGTTTAGACTACTCGCGCATCATCAATCGTCATCGAGGTCATCTCGATCTCGGTGTTTCCTCCGCTGACGCTCTTCGCTGTAAAGATAGCATGCACCTCGTAACCTCTCCCATCGGCCGCTCGGTATACCGTCCCCCCGACCCGGTAAACCCGGGTGTCGTTGCCGATCTCCCCGGGTGTCCCGAACCGGAGGTCGTGATCCTCGACATCCGGCAGGAGTTTGTAGCCGATGTGCTGCTCGGCGTACTTGACTGTGTCCTCCTTCACCCACTGTTCTTCGGCATATGTCGACGTGCAGCCAGCGACCATCGCGATTGCCAGCAGCAGGGACAGGGTGATTACTGCAGTCTTCTTCATGACCCTACCTCAATGACCATTACGCACCGGCAGTTTATATCGTCTTCGGCCGTTCCTAGAGCCCCGGGGTGCGGTCCGGTCCCTCCGGTGAGATCATTTACGAAATCCTCGTCGTAGGGGATAGAATTCTCCTTGCTGTACTTCCTGCCCATATGGCGGTGCCCGGAGCGCACTCGCTCATCTGTGCTATCCTTCCACCATTTCCTGAGTTCAACGCCCTGATTTGCAGCGCTATCGAGCGACACCTTTTTCCCTGCCTCCATGCACCGATGCCCCTCGGTCCGGACGATCCGGGTCGCCTTGCCGGCATCGATCTCCAGGGAGTTCTGGAGCCGGCCGGCGATGTCCCGATACCGGTCTCCCCGGACCAGCCCGCGAGTCATCTCCTGCCGGATTGTAGTGATCGTCTCGTAGCGCCGGACCGCCAGCCGCTCGTTCAGGCTGAGGCCGCTGATGGGGTTCTGCAGGATCTCACTGACGATCTCAGGTTTCAGAATCGCTCTGATCTTGCGGCCGGCGACCTCCTCCAATGCCCCCCGGGTGCCCTCAAAGGAGGTGGTGACAGTCTTCCGGAGCCCTGTTCGGATCTCACCCGCGACGAGCCCGGAGTATTTTCGGGTAATCTCCTCGATATCTGCGTTCAGAGTGTCGATCCGCCCATACCGCACCATCTGCGAGTAGGTCAGGGTCCCGTCGGCGAGAGAGTAGCGATCATACGTCCGCTGGAGGACCGCCCGGATCTCTCGGAGCATCTGCCCATACTGCCGGCCGACATCCTGCTCGGCAACCCGGGTTAGTCTGACCATCTGCTTGTCGAGCCTAAGAAACGCCTTTTCCATGGTCCTCAACCTTCACTGTGAACACTGTTGCAGAGACCTCGAATGAGGCATGACAGGCGCGACACTCGCAGACGATCCCTGCGCCCTCGAGGGTCACCCCGTCGTCGGCGAGCGTTGAGTCTACCCAGTCATCGAGGAGCCAGAGCGCGGCGCTCCCGCACTCCGGGCAGACGATCTTCACGCACCCGCCTCCATCGCCCGACGGGTCAGCCAGGCATAGAACCGCTCATGCCAGAAGGGGACGTCAACCGAGTCGCCGAACCAGCGCCACACTGCCCACAGGAGCCGCTCCCACGGGGTCTGCCACTCCGGCGCGAGGGGGATCATGTCATCGGCCGGCTGCCCGACCGCGTGCAGGACCTCGTGCCAGATGCGCAGCACCAGGACGTTGTCGGAGTCGATCGGTCTGACCCGGACGCTTGCCCGCATCGGGGCCGCGAGGCCCACCGCCCGTGCAGGGATCTCGTCGTCGAAGATGTAGACAGTGCCAGGACGGACCGGGAACGGGAAGCCCCGGTCGTCCACCCCTGTGCCGATAGTGACGTCCGGCGTCCCGGTGCAGGCTGAGAACTCAAACCAGGGAGGGATCCGGAGCAGGATGACCGGCAGGAGCCGGTCACGGAGTGCCTCGGTCTCAAACCAGAGGGCGAAGTGGGGCATAGTTACTCCCCCGCTCCGGGCTGCTCGCCTTCGCTCTTCTGCTCGTCGCCCTCCTGCAGATAACCGGAGAGGTCGACCTTGCTCTCCTGCTCGGCCTGCAGCCGCTGCAACTCAGCCTGTGCATCCTCCACCCAGGGGTGGTGGGCGACGATGGTCTCCTGCGAGATGATCCCCATGCTCGAGGACGCGATCTCCGAGAGTTCGAGGTCGTTTATGAGCAGGGATTTGTTGTACGTGATCTTCACGCTGCGGGAGTCGAAGGTGCCGACGCCCTTGAGATCCAGGTACTTGGCAGCGAACCAGCAGAACTTCTTGATGGCGACGGAGAACCGGCGTGCCATGACATTGCTTTTCAGGTCCAGGAGGGAGTAGAGGAACTTGAGCGCGATCCCACTCGGCGCCGAACCGAACGTGTCGGTCTTGACATTGACCCCCTGCCCGTGGATGAAGATGTTATCCTCGACCCGGTTCAGGAACGAGTCGATCGCCGTGATCGCCGGATCCACGCTGAGGGTCTCGACGCCGGCTCCGGCTTCAGGGTCCACCTGGATCGCTCGATAATACCTGAGGTTCCGGACGAACTCCGTAAGGCTCTGCCCCCCATATCCCTTCAGGACAAAGATGAGTTTCTGGATGTCCGTGAGGTCGTTGGCAAGGTCGCTGATCACGATGTCGTAGACATCGATCAACTCCTTGTAATACTTGAGGTCGGCGAACCGCTCTTCGTTGTTCGCGAACTCGACGAACGGGACCCTCCCCCATCCCATCGCGGCCCCATTCAGGAGGAAGTGGCCGTCCTCGGACTCGAGGACATAGAGCCCGGCCTCCGTCTCGATGTAGGTCGAGACGCCCTCGGCGGTCCACCACTCCGCCCGGGTCTTTGTCTCCCCGCCGACCACGGCCGGGTAGTACCGGAGCATGGCGACGAGTTCTTCCTCGTAGTCCGTCTCGTAGATCGGGATACACTGTTCTGCCGGGATGATGATGTACCGGAAATTGCCCGCTGCGTCGAGGAACGGCATGAGCCATTCGACGCCCTTGTTGCTTGCGTTCTTCGCGAGTTCCTGCAGCCGGTCGTCCCAGGTCTCGTCCAGGAGGACGTTGAGCTGTTCGGCGAACTGCTCGTCGTTGGCGCTGATCACCGGGGGCCGGCCGAGGAGGTAGGCGACCTTCTGATCGACCAGAAGTTTATGCCAGTCGTGCGAAACCCGGTGGTTCGTGGCCTCGGTATCGGCCTTCTTCTGCCCGTCTTCGTAATACCAGATCTGCCGGTCCTTGATGCGGGTATCGTTGTTGTAGTAGTCAACCCCGACAAGCATGAGAGCCGGGTCATGTTTCGCGATCAGGGTTGCGATCGTCCGACTGATGTTGCCGGCATCGATGTTCTCTGCGAGTAGTTTCATACTGCATCGTCCATCCGTGCGATGGCCTCCTCGACTGAGCTGTTGGCGTAGATTTTGATCTTCTCGTGGCACTCAGCACAGAGGACCAGCCTCAGATCGACGAGCGCCCGCGCTTCGTAGTCGATCAGCGTCGTGTCGAGTGTCTCTCCAGCGATCTGCCATCTCTCCAGCGGGTGACCGCAGAGGGAGCAGACCGATACGTACTGTGAGTCGTTTGTCATGTGTCACCTCAGGAACGAGATCCCCGGCCCCTTGCCGAAGACCGTGTGCAGGAAATAGCGTTCCGCGTCTTTGCTGTGGTCGTTCTCTTTAACGGGCTTGTCTTCGCCCTTCTGCTGCGCCTTGGCATCCCAGACATACGCCCCGTACTCTTCGATCGTGCGGGTGCAGCAGCGGAGGACGAAGTACCGCCCCTGGTGCAGCATGCTGCTCTGGGTGCGGATCCCGTCGATGACGGCGTTGTCCGCGTTGCGGATGTTCTCGAACCCGTCCCGGCGAAGTTGGACCTTGAAGGAGAGGGCGGAGGGATCGACGATGATCGCCCGGGGAACGATGCCGTCGATAAATCGGGCGAGGTCCTGCGAGTACTCCGCGTCGGTCTTCTGTCGGCCGGTCTTGCCCGGGTCGTAGTAGTACTCCCGCTCCATCCAGGCGACCTTTCCCCGGACCCCGAAGAGCCCGAAGACCGTCGGGTTGCTGGTCCCGTAGTCGATCGCAACGTAGTATGCCTCGGCCCGACCCGGCGGCTCGGCGAGGACGTGCTTGGTCTCGTCCCACATATCGTAGACCGCCCCCTCCGCCTGCACCCAGAGCCCCAGGATGAACCGCTGGTACCAGAGGCCCGAGTACTCGGCCTTCAACGCCGCCTTGTACTCTTCCGAGAGCGCCGGGTTGTCGTCGAGCTCAAAGTGGAAGATGGCAGCGTCGATATCGGGGTTCTGGATGTAGTCGGTGTACAGCCAGTGGAACGGGCTGTCGGGGTTCGTGGTGACGAACAACTTTGCGCCGGCGAGGGAGAGCCGGGTGCCGAGCATCCGGAAGTAAGACTCGGGCAGGACCGTGGCCTCATCGACGTAGGCGCCGATCAGAGTCATGCCCCGAATCTTCTCTTCGGCCCGCTCGTCGTTCGCGCCGGCGACGTAACAGAGCCGGCCGGCGATCGTGCACTCCCCGGTGTTCCGGGCATAGTGGAAGTTGTCAGAACCAACGATATCCCTGATCAGCCTGAGGACGTTGCGGTAGACGGTCCGCTCGGTCTTGCCGCTGATCAGGATGTCGCCCGGAGGGGCGTCGGCGATGAACTCCAGGAACCGGATGACGGAGGAGACGGTCTTGGACGACCGGACCGCCCCGTGCCAGATGTTGAGCCGCCGGATGCTCTCGCAGATGGACTGGATCGCTTTCGGAGAGAGCTCGCCCCACTTAATCCCCACGTTGCCGCGCCTCCCTTGCCTGCTTGATGGCCGCTACCAGGTCGCCGAGGGATCCAGTATCGCCGCCCTCGCCGGTCTTGTCGAGTCCGAGCAGTTTCGCCCGCCGTTCCATGGACCGGAGCACGCGATCGATCGCAGAGAGTTCGCCGTCGCGGATGTGTTTCCATGCCTTCTCTTCGAGTGCGTCGAGTTTCGCGAGCTCGAGATCGATGATGAGCCCTGCGATCTTCTTGCGCCCCTCTGCGGCCGCTTGCAGTTCCTTCTCGATGTCGCGCTGGACCTGAGATTTCGAGACCCCTAGTTCGTCGGCGATAGCTCGGATAGACCACCGCCCCGATGCCCGGAGTTCCAAGGCTTTCGCTCGCCTGATGGCTGCCGGAATCTTTTCTGGTGCTGTTTTCGCCCCTTTGTTCCGGGAGCCGATCCTCACCACCCCAGGAGGTGCGCTGCGGTCTCCAGGCTGCCCGTGAAGAGGAGGAGTCCCAGGACAATCACGATCCGGAGCACCCAGAATGCGCCACGGTAATAGTGGTATTCGTGTTGCAGGTCCGCGATCAACTCGGGGCTGAAGTCCTCCTTTGCGATCTCGCTGTAGCCGAGCGGCCGGAGCCGGGTGCAGGAATGGATGAGACCGAATCCGAGTGCGTGAATCTCCTCGTACACGTTACAGAACTCGGCGAGGACCGATGGCGGCAGGTCGCGGAGGTTTATCCAGAGCGTCCCCCCGTCGATGTGGATCATTGAGATCCGGCACTCCCCGGTCTGTTCGCTGATCTCGGCCCGGGTCTTGATGTACCCCTTGCCCCGGAGATACGCGATGATCTCTTCGGCCGTTCGACGGCGCTCTTCGATACCAGCCATACAATCAAGTGGAGATATGGCCACGAAATATAAAAAGAGGGGATAAACTGTCTATTTTGACGGTTTTGACAGATTTGACTCCGTCTTTTTATAGTGGTCGATCAGGTGGCGGATAACGTCTGACATCGTTTGTTTTCCTAATACGATTTTGAGGTATGCCAGGTCGGCAGCAACGCTCCGATCAACATACGGGGCTCGAACTTGCGGGTTCTGTCCCTCTTGCACTGTCCCATCATCGGTCATGCGCTCACCACCTTGCAGATGTCGAGGGTCCCGGTCCGGACCGCGGCGACCTCCCCCTTCACCGCCAGGTAGAGCCGGCCGGGGGATCCGCTGAGATCCTCCGGGTGCACGCAGATCACCAGGTGAGGCGTCACGTCGCCGTCATCGCGGCTCGGGATGATGTGTCCGGTCTTGCGGCGCAGTTCCCCCCGGAGGAGGGGCGCCGGGTCCGGGTCCTGGAGCAGGGCGATGTCGCCGGCGTAGATGAGGTGGGCCACATCGTCGGCAGTAACCAGGTGCTCAATGCCCTCGATCACCACGCGGAGCCCTCCATGACCGTCCGGGCGGACGTTGCCCGGGGGCGGGGTCATGACTGTCCCCTCCTCTCCGATGCCGCTTTTTCGAGGAGCGAGTTGTAGAGGAAGTCGTAGGTATCTTCCGGCACCTCGACGACGGTCATCCCCGGCGTCTTGACAAAGGTGCGGTTGAGCTCTTCCGCCGTGCCCTGGACGAAGGCTATGATGAATCGCTGCTGTGTCATCGTCGCCTCCTCCGCATTTCCTCCAGCCGTGCCTCGACCCTCTCCGTGATGTCCGCAGTCGCGAGGATGCTGCCAACTACCCCTTCTTCTCCGAAGAGGTGCGCTTCGAGGTATGAGATCAGAGCCTCGTGGTCGGCCGCAATATCGTCCTCGACCTGGACGACGAGACCAACAGAGATACGCCTCATGGCTGCTCACCCCCGGAACCTTCCGGTAACATTGCCGGGATGTCAGCGGGGCCGGTCAGCCCCTCGGCAAGGTTCTCCCACCTGCAGTCGCGGTACGGGTCATCGACCTGGTGCAGCCGGTCACCGTCGACGAGATAGTATCGCCATCCCGCGAGGTCCTTGCCGGTGCACCGGTCCGAGTAGAGCCAGACCTGCTTCACGACTCCTGCGGGGACCGGGATGTCCTTCAGCCCGACTTTCTTCTCGTCGCCGAGGAGGTCGTGCTTGCAGAGGGTGGCCACCGCCTGCGGGGAGACGATCCGCGACTTGGTCCGCTTGACCTGGATGAGGAGGAGAAGATCCGCCCGGGCGGCGTAGAGGTCGAAGGGTCCCTTCGAGGCATGCGCCCGCCAGGTGGTGAACCCCCGATCCGCGAGGATCTTCCGGGCAGTGAGTTCAGGAGTGTAGCCGCGATCGTAGTTGCGAGCCACTCAAACCCCTCCCGCCGGCGGTATGAGTTTGTGAGTCCGGTGAGTTCTCTGTAGGCTATTCTTGTACTGTTTTTTTACCCCTTCCGTTTTTTCCTCACACGTTGTTAAGTTCTGTAAACTCACATACTCACTAGAGACAAAGGGATATCTAATATTATTAGATATTCTCAGAATCCAACGCTGTAGATTGCCCGGAATCGATGTGAGTTTCCATTTTTCGGTGAGTTTCGCGAGTTTGTTTCCGCGGCTTCTTACGGTGAGTTTGGGAGTTTCGCGAGTTTGTTCAGTGGTGCGCTCTACGGAGTAATTTTTCTGAGATGAGTTTGTGTGTTTTGTGAGTTTTTCTGAGATTAAATATGGTGTGAGTTTCACGCTTCCTCACCTCCTTCTAAGGGTGCCCGATCCGTGTCCTTCGTCTGGATGATCACCCACTGAGTTGCCCGCTGCACTGTCTTCCCGCGCCTGACCATGAGGCTCGAGGGGAACCGCCTGCCTTCCTGCCTGGCGAGAGCCCGCCCGCATACTCTGGCGAACGACCGGTGCGGATCCACAAAGGCGTCTGAGAGATCATCCGGTAGCGTCTCGTGGATCAAGGTCCGGAACGCCGTCACCTCCTTCACCTCCCGGTCGAGCCGGGTCTTGAGATCAGAGACGGTCCAGGGGTGCGATCCGAACTCATCGAACACGGCCGACAAGAATCCCTCCCACTGCCTGAGGTCTGTGTCACCTTCCAGGAAGACGTCCATCGCATTTGCCATGAACTCTGTCACCCCGGCATACTCCAGAATGCCCCCGACGACCTGGCGCCACCCCTCAAACCCGCCGAGCGGCGGCACCCGTTCCGGCGCCGGGCAACCGGCCCGGACCCAGGCGACACCGAGCGTGAGGGCCGCGGCGATGAGCCGGCCGCGATTCTCCCGGACCCATTGCAGGAGATCCGGATGTCGGAAGTCCTCCCGGAGCCAGGGCATGGCCGTCTCTGCATCGATACGGCTCATGAGGACCCGGCGAGCCAGGTCGCCGCCGATCACCACATTATTGCCATTCCCGAACCAGACGGTTCTCGCCGGCAGCGCAGCATCTTCTGTCACGCCGAGGATCCGGTCGCTCCACTCCCGTGCTGTCAGGAGAGATGCCAGGATGTCCGACTTGAACTGCCCTTCCAGATTGTCCCAGATGTGGACAGGCGCACCCCCGCGCAGAATCGACATGATCCGCTTGCCCCACTCTTCCTTCGTCTTCGGCGTCACGCTCGCCGGCGGGGTCACTCCAGTGATCGCCAGATACACTGCGTTCTGCATCAAGCTCGCCCCGGACCCTGCCTGCGGTTTAGTTAAGAGCCAGCAGGGGCATGGACTGGAGATCACCGGCCGGAACACTCCCGTCAGGAAGGCCCCGACAGCGTTCCATCTCGACGCCTCGTCGATGAAGGGGAAGTCAAGGAACATCTCCAGGATCATCTCTTTTGCGGTCGCGATGTCCGCAGCGGTCGGGTCCGCCGGCACGGGACCGAGGGCGAACCCCGGCTCCGGCATGAAGTACATCAACGTCGCCGGGTCATACCCCTCGGCGCCATGGATCGTGCCGTCCAGGTGCAGGATTGGGGACGTCGCGATCCCCGCGAGCGGCGGCAACCGCCACTCGTCCGTCGGCCGTCCGAGGACGTCCCGGACGATCGAGACCGGAGGGTACTCCGGGATATCTCTGATGGTCCCATCCTTCGCTACCTTGACCGAGAGCCAGATCGCGACCCGGTCCATAACCCCTCGGAGCGCGTGCTCGGTGAGTGTCTGGATCAAGGGCCGCCCCTGCTCGTCCCGGCAGACCCGCACAGGTGCGCCGGCGCGATGGAATATCCGGGGAGGGACGTTCGCTTCTGCGATCGCCCGGATCGCGAGGTCGGTCACCTCGTGCATGTGGCGACCGGTGAGTGTGATCGTCGGCAGGCGCACCTCTACGATCTCGTGCGCTTCTTCCGGCCCGGCCCCTTCCACCGGCACCGAGACCGGCACCTCGCGCTTGCTGTGTTCCCACTCCCACTCTTTGATCTGCTCGCCGTATCCTCGAGCCCGCAGAGCGGCGAAGACCTCGGCCCAGTGTCCCTGCAGACACGTGGGGCCGGCATCCGCGCAATCGATGATCTTCTCCGCGACCGCCAGGGCCTCCAGCGGCCCGCCCCCGGTCGAGTGCCTGCGGCACCACCACTCCTGGTTGTTCGCCGACACGGTGAGGTTCGACCCGGTGTCGCTGCCATGGATAGGGTGTGCTCCCTCTATCTCACCGGTGTCCCGGACCGTCGGGTTTTCGGGCATCAGGAAGTCAGTCACCCGCAGGTCGAGCGCGTCCGAGATCGTGATGCTCCGAGGGGTCCGGGGGATGCGGGGAACGGTAATCTCTCGCTGCGGAGGGGTGCATGGGTCGACGACCAGGGCTTTCAACTCTGCCCACGGGATCTCCATCAGCGGCGCATCGTTCGCAATCTCGTAGCGGCCGCCGGAGGGGTGGATGGAGCCCGGACCGACGCAGAACGACGGGTGCCCGGACCCTCGCAGGTCTCCGAGGTCCTCCCGGGTCTCTGGGTCGCGGAGGATGAACTTCTCCGGAGGCGCGTCAGTGCACCTGAGATAGAAGTGCGAGCCGAACCCATCCATCCTCCCGGTCCGGACGACGAATGTCTCGAGGAGCCGGTCCAGCACACCCATCTCCATGAGCCGGTCGGTCTTATCTGCGTCGAGGATACAGATCCCCCCCGCCGGCATGACGCCATAGTTCCCACCATGCTCGATGTGGAGCAGGAGCCGCGGGTCGTCATACGCATAATTCGCTGTCGTCTGCCAGCCTTTCTCGATGGCGGGCTTGTCGCGGGCCTTGACCAAGATAAACCTGCATCCATGCAACTGCTCCGGGATCGGGCTCAGAAGTTCGTCGGCAGGCGCACTAGGACCATTCGGTGCAGCTGTCCCTCCTGTAGGCTCTCCTGAATCATCTCCTTCGGGAACCACCCCCTCCACACGTTCCGGCGCCACCTCGGGCGCTTCGCTCTTCGTCTCATCGCACAACCTCTCCCATAACCGATCCAATAACTTCCCCCCGGTCCGGGCGAACTGCCGGGCATTAATCGCGGCCTCCACCTCAGCGGGCCACCGGCCCCCGATGAATACCCGCGCTCCGCCGGTCTCCTGCAGCGCCGCTTTCGGGGGCAGCCAGTCGGTCCGGAACGCGACATAGATCCATCCATCTAGCCGCACGGCGACCCGCTCCCAGTCCTCTCTGCGGGACAGGAGATCGGGATCTCCTGCAAGGGCTTCGGCGAGGCGAACCGAGGTAGGGAACCTGAGCACGAGATCACTCATGCGATCACCCAGTGCTGCCGATTGTAGTTCTTGTGGTGTTGCCAGTCGAGCAGCACCCCGGCGTCGAGTTGATCCGCCGCGAGCGCCTGATATCGACCAGGTGCGAGAGGGTCCCACTCTGCGATCTTGGCCCGGATGGCCTGCGCCGGCCCTTCGGCAATGATCCGCCTGATGGCACTATCGTAGAGATACTGATGTCCGCCGACGTCCGCGACGCCGAATGCTGCGAGTCCTTGTGTAGTCACTGTTATCTCCTCTCCTCCGGCATCGCTAGGCGGAGATCAAAACCGCACGCGGGCAGTTGGTCTCCACATGCTTCGTAAGCATCTTGCAGGGTGATGGGCCGTCCTTCCGGTCCGGGGATCGCCCGGTAGGCCATCATCGCCTGTGAAAATTCAAGATAATTGATCTCGACGTCGATCAGTAGCGCCTTGATCCTGTCGTGGATGATGCGGCCACTGATGTTCATGTTCAGCCGCCGGCCCTTCGAGTCCTGATAGTAGGTGACCGGGAACTCGACCAGGTAACTGGCGCCGGCACGCTCGAACACGATCGTCGTGGTCGTGATGTCTCCGGCAGCCTCCGTCACCACGCCGATCCGGGCGCACTTGTGCTTGCCGAGCATCCCCATGATCTGCCCAATAGACGTTTGGAATGGGACAGTGGTCCCCACGTAGGGGAACCCCCGCTTCAGCGTGATGATTTTATGCGCCATCGTTCTCAACCTCCTTCGCCTCATCGCCATAGTCGAACAGGTCGAGCGGGGTCTGCTGCATCCGTTCCGTTGCACCCCGATGTGTGTCCGGGTCGATCTCGAACCCCATGTATCGGAGCCCCAGTAGTTTTGCAGCCAGCGGGATCGTGCCAGACCCAGCGAACGGGTCCACTACAAGGTCGCCCGGCCGGGCGAAGCGACAGAGCAGGTGCAGTGCCTCGTGGATCGACTGCTCCCACGGATGGTGAGCCTTCATCCGCTTCCCTTTCACCAGATCGCAGAACGCCTTCGGCGGCTGCTCGGCAGGCGGATTAGCGTAGACGAGGATCGGCTTCCACATCGCCATGACGTGCCGAGCATAGATAACCGCGTTTGCGTTTGCCTGATTGAGCTGAGCGACGGTCCACCAGTACTGTAGCGTGGACCCGAGGATCTGCATGATCTCCGGCAGGTGATACTGCGGGGCGTACGTGATGAGCCACCCGCCGGGCCTGAGGACCCGGGGGGCCTGCTCTGCGAGGATCCCATATGCCTCGTCGTACATCGCTGCCAGGTAAGGGGGATCGGTGAACAGGAGGTCTACCGACCCGGCATCCAGGGAGCCGAGGCCCTCGGCACAGTCCATGCAGTAGATCCGATCGCCCTCCAGCGGAGCAGTCACTGCTCTCCCTCCTCGAACCCATCAAAATTAGCAAGTAATTTCGTCTGTTTCGTCTCTGGGGGGAGCGGGCGCCCGGACGCTGCGAGGGCAGCCTCTATCCGGTCGCACCGTGCGTTGAGCCGGCCGATGCCCCGGCGGAACTCGTCGATGATGCTCGAGAGCCTGTACGCGATGTGGGTGTCCTGCTGATTGAGGTCGTCCAGGGTCGCCTCCAGGGCCTCAATAGTCTCCTTGAGGGTCAGCGTCTCATCCCATGAGGCGTAGCCAGTGGCCTCCGGTGATGGGTCCGGCGTCAAGGGCACACCTCCTTCGGGCAGTGGGGCATGTGCCGCGGGACCGCTCCGGTGACCCGGCACCGGTACCCGAACTCTCCCTCGACCAGGATGAGGTCCGGGCACCCCTTCGCCTTGCACTTCCTGGTGGTCATCTGGTCTTGCATGCCATCCTCCGTGCCGCAGCGGCATGGCACCGCCGGCTGCAGAACATCGGCGTGGACGTCCCGGTCTTCAGACACCAGGTCAGATACCACAACGGCTTTCGGAACTCCTTGCCGCACTCGGCACACACGAACACTACGTACTGCGCCCCCCTCTGACCTCGCCGTTCATCCAGGCGGGCGTTCGCCGGCAACTCCGGGGTCATCGCACGACCCCCATTCGGATCGTGCCACTCAGGGGCACCGGGTCCGGGATCAGCTCCGAGACGATCGCGTCCGGCCACCGGTCGCCCGGGGCCTTGCTGGCGCTGCGAGCGACCCCGGCGAGCCCGACCCTGGAGGTCACGAACACCCGTCTCGACAGACAGGGCACCAGGAACAACACGCCCTTCTGCTTCCCGTCGTCCGGGTCAGGGTTCGACAACCTGGCACGCCCGTACCCTTTCGTCTCATAGATCCCGAACATCCGCGATATCGGGATCCGTTCTGCCCGCTCCTGCAGGAGCGCCGAGACGTCCCGCGCCGCGAGCCGGAAGTCGAACGTCTCTCCGCCGTCCCATATCTCCAGCCGGACGCCGCCCTCGAAGGGGGTGAGTTGGCCGCAGTTCAGGAACATCAGCGGCACCTCCGCCTGATCGGGCAGGTCTTACCGTCCGGGCACTGCATGCCCGGGGAACCGCAGGTATCGCGGCTATCGCTCTCGTAGTGGACCTGGCGGTAGTG